TACTGTAAGAAGAAGGAATTGTATAGATGCCTTGCTGACTGCAAACGGATTATACCTTTGTCTTATTCTTCAGTATCCGACTTTCTTACCTGCCACCACCTTTATTATCTCAAGGCTATCCGTGGTATCCAGATCAACAAACCAAGGCTATCTTCCGCACTGAAAAAAGGCATGCTGTGGGACCGAGTGCTCCAAAACCTGTTATCCAACCAAAAACTCCACAATATATCCGAAGTAATCGCTGAATATGAAATGGATGCCAAAGACGTAGCCAGCGTCAAAGGTATCTACCGCGCATATAAGCAACTGGAAATTGCCACCGAACCCAACGGGAATCTACAGGCCAAAATTGACCTCACAATACCATTTGATATGAAGTGGGCTGACAATTCTCCGGTTGAAATGCTGGTAAATGGTTACTATGACCGAAAATATCCAACTTACTTTGTGGAAAACAAACTCAGTGGCCGGCCATTGAACTATGAGGATACCTATTTTATCCAATCTCAAGTTGGGGTATACTTCTTGGCCGATCCTTCCTTGGAATACTGCATTATGGAGATAGTCCGGACCCCTGACCTTAAATCCACCGGTAAGAACAAGGATGAAAGTCCAGAAACTTATGAAGAGCGCGTTTATCAGGATGCAATAAGTAGGCCAACTCATTATTTTCTTGGATATGATATTAAAACCCATAAGTATGGGAGAAAATATTACCGGAACGAGTTTAATCTTGAAGAATTAAAAAGCCGGTTTGTTCATGTGTTCAGGGAGATATATAATGCAAGGTGGCTGGATGGCTTCTACCGCAATGATAGGGTTTGCGGATCCATTCTCCCTGGAATAGTTTGCGACATGTTGCCAATTTGCAGGAATGGGAACTGGAATGAGGATAATTATACGATAAGAGAGAAGGTTATTGGTAAGTGGTAACGAAAAAATCAGCCGGAGCGTAGCGGTCGGCTGGATTGATCTTGTTATCTAGTTTATTACGAAGGAGTTTAAAATGGAAGGTAAAATATTAAGTTATAAAGTTTTTAAAAATACAGAAGAATTTGAGAAGTGGCAGGAGGAAAACGCTATAAGCATATGTTCGGTCAATCCTATTGCTGGTAATTTTGATATGTCAACAAGTGGAAATATAGCAGATCAAAAATCTTCTGCAAAGTTAGAAATGTATGTTTTTGTCGTTTATTTTAACAGATAACGCAGAAATAAGGCGGAGGCCGTAGGCCGATCGCCTTTATTGACTGGTTATTTTTATTTTAAAGGAGATAAAAAATGTATACAAATATGCACATATGGGTTCTTGTTGGTGAGAATATGTCAACAGGTAATCACGTCCCGTATTTATCAACATTTGCGACAAAAAAAGAAGCCCAAGAAGAAGCAGTATCACGGAATAAGTACAATAAGATAGAATCATCATTTTGTTTTAATATATTCTTTCGTGCCGTTAAATATGTCCCTGTTTGGGATTTAAAAAAATAACGCCAAGCTCAGGCGGAACGGAGCGAAGCGTAGTGATCGACTGGAGCGATTTGTTAGCACTTTTATTTAAAGGAGAATGAAAATGCCAAACGACAAAATTCTTTTTTCCGTAAATGAATATGACATGGAAGGAGATGTATCCGAAAAGGGCATATATTTGCACTTTGGTGATACCCGCGTGAGAGTTGCGGACGATAAAGATGGATTTAAATCTTTTATTTCTCAGATGGAGAAAATTCATAAAGAGATTAACGATAATTATTAGTGCTAACGCCGACATCAGCCGCTTGTCGGCTGGATGGAGTTGGTTATGCGCTTTTATAATATTTTAAAAGGAGATACCGATGAGCAATGAAATAATTGAAAAGATTAAAAAAGAATACGCTTACAAAGGGAAATCTAAACAGTGGCAATATGGCTTTGATTCTGCCGCAAAAGAAATAGAATACGCAATTAAACTAGAAAGGAATAGATTAGCTGAAGTTTTAAAAAAAGCAGGGGCTACCCTTCCCGCTCCAGAACCAACAGGGACAATAGAAGGGGCGATGAATACAGGGCTATGTATTGCTCTAGCAATTATAGTTGATGATGAAGCATAACAATTAATATACCAAGTTGGCTTTTGCTGGGTGTATTTTGTTAGTTTATATAAATTGAGTAGTTAAACAAGAAAAGAACTTATAACTTTAATAACTAATAGGAGGAATATGAACAATGCGTACAGACATCTACAAACCAGACACATCCAAAAAAGACGACCGCGGCAACTTCATCCTGATCTATGGGGATTCGGGAGTTGGTAAATCAGCAACAGTAATCCAGACGGCTCAAGACCCAATTTACTGGATAGTGGCCGAGAGAGGGCAGATTGACCTGACTGTGAAAGCCATCAATCGACCTGATATTAAGTTAAAAGTTGGTTATTATGAAGGATGGGATGATTTACTGGAAACCATCTATGACATTAAAAACTTCGAAAAGATTAAAACAGTTCTCTTTGATGGCCTGACCCATGTTATGAATGTCCATCTGGCTGATGAGATCCTGGAGGAGAATTACGAGTCCAGGGATAAGAAGAATGATAAGAGCGAAAAGGATATGACCATGAGGGTTAAGGGAACCCCGGAAATGTATGGGGTGTTGAGTAAACAAATGACGCGGCTAATGAAGGGATTTGAACAACTCACAATCGCCGGTATTGATGTTATCTGCACTGCCAGAACACAAGACTCTCCAAAATGGAACCGTGAATTATCCTGCGCTCCGGCTCTGGCAGGAAAAGAATTCCCCCGAGATATGAAGGGGTTTTTTGATATGATCGGGTTGGTAGAAAGGAATGTCATTGATGGGCAGGTAAAATACCCACCGTTGGTTTCCTTTGAGGATGATGGAAGTTTCCTGAGCAAGTTTACAGGATTACGGCCGGAAGGTGGAGTGAGAAGAAAACCGTTTAATATTAAAAAGGTTCTCGATTTTGCACATGGCCGTAAATAAATAAACCAAATAATAAAGGAGGTGATGATGTGGCATAATGTATCCGTACCAAAAAATAATCAAGGAGGTGGGTCAATGGGTGGCAAAAACCCAAACACAACCAGTTATGAAGACACTATGCTGGTTGCATTTTTGAAGTTGAAAGGTTTCACAGTTATCCCCTGGGTAAGCAGGGACGACCCGAGTGATATCAGGGTGTCTTTTGATGTTGATGGGGATGAAAAGGAAATTGAAGCTGCCGTGAATGCGTTTTACGCAAATGAACAGGTTGGAATACAGGATTTTTGTAAATCATTCAAGGAAACGAAATCGAACATGCACGCGCTGAAACGGGTGGGAAGAAGTTAAACGCAATAATAACAAAATAAAATTTAGGAGGAAAGAATAGTGAGAGAAAAAGCTCAAGATGGGAAGACATTTACAGGAATAGCAGTACCGGACGGTTGGCATGAAATTGAAATTCAGGACGGTATCGATTATATGCCGGGAAAAGGTGGCGAGGGTGTCTACCAAGACGACAAAGGCCATAAGGCATGGAAAATCCCGATGAAGGTTAAAAACGATGACGATGCGGCTAATGGTGGAACTGTCGGCTGTACGGTATTTGAGGCCAACGGTGGCGATTTGATGGCCACGATCCTTGATGCTGCTGGTCTCTGGAAGACAATCTGCGAGAAATTCCCGGGGGACGATGTAACAGTATTTGACAAGAAAATCATGGATGGTGTCAAGACTCGGCTTCCGGGGAAAACCTTCATGATTGAATCCCGGTTGGATAAAGGAGGTTTCGCCAAGGTTATCTCTGTCGCTTCTTACGCCAAGTATAAGGAAATTGCTGCCAGCCAGAAGGAAGATAAGAAAGGCGCCGGAAAGAAAGAAAAGGAAACAGTAAAGACTGAGGGTGCTGCTGGCGCTGGTAACGACTGGTAGGATGTTGGATTTTTAATAAACTTTAGCGCTTTGCACACAACCGACCGGCGAGACCAGGCGGGATATGCGGATGGGGCCGATGGCCGGCGTTCCGCCTCGCCCCCCGCACCCGCCCAAACGCCTCGGTCTGATGCACAAAGCTTGGAAGGAGGAGTTGGAAGTTGGCTATTTGTCCATTAAGACCGAGAGGAGGAGAGTGTGTGAAAGTAAGGTGTGAATGGTTTGTTATAAAAGAATGTGCAATTAAAAATATTTCAACTACTCTCTTTTTTTTAAAACAAGATTTAATAAAGAAAATGGATAATAAAAATACAATTAAAAAATCATTTCTTGATGATGATATTCCATTTTAGGAAGGAGGAAGAAGTTGGGAACTGAACAGGATCAAAAAGTAGTAGAACTCACACGCCTCATCATTGACCTTAAACTGGAGAAGAAGAAATATAACAAGGAAATAAACGACCAGATCAAGGAAAATGAGGCTGAGATAGCTGAGTTGGTCAAGGAAGAGAAGTAAGAAACAATCATAATAATAAGGCCGGAGGGTGGAAAATCATTAACGCTTATATATTGGGGAATAGTAAGTTGTCGATGGTTGCCCTCCGGCTGTATTAAGAAAGGAAAATGGAATATGAAAATAATAAACCTACGTGCTGAAAACATCAAAAAACTAACCGCCATCGACATTACCCCAAAATCAGATGTCATTATGATAACCGGTGAGAACGGAGCCGGAAAAAGCTCAGTGCTCGACTGTATTACTATGGCGCTTAAAGGTGGGAGGGAAATCCCTGAAGAACCAATTAAGAAGGGCGAGGACAAGGGGAAAATAAAACTTGAT